GGCCTAGAGACTAATTACTGTATCTCTTCCCAAGTACAAAACCATTCTCTGGTCTTAAACTTGTAATACTCGACGCTCACTGTTACCAATGAACGCAGGTAAGATAGGAGATAAAGGTAAGGGCCCAAACTCATCAACTTATAAAGGGATTCCACTATCCCAAATGGTAGCTCACGCGCGAAGTTAGTAGAAACAATTAAACTAAGTTTCCTAAATTCAAGTATGAGTTGTAAGAACGTATCATTGAAGAATTCTTCCTCCATATGCTTTAAGGCATTGAAGAGGGCGAATCTCGTCATAATAGACTCACGTTGTGCACTCGAAAACAGATAGGCTATTGCTGACTTTAGTTTAGTCACATCAGTCTTATTCGAGTTCCATATCGCACCCTTGAGTCCGATACAATACCATAAGCCCAGAAAGGCGCCGTTCATATTCTTCGGCATCTTTCTGACAAGGTGGACCACGCTACCTAAAGTGTTTAAATATCTTATGGCGTAGAGCCCGCTCAAGAACGCCCCTATATAGGCCTTGTTTCTTAATGTCTGTAGGATTAGTCCAGCTCCTAACGGAGTAAAACTGATCCCGGGTCCCTCATAAACTTTCGCAAATTCTGCAAAATCTTTCGAAATCACAGATTTGTTCAAATTTATGGAGACACCGAGACCGTCCATCAAACGTAAGTAACGTTCAGCGACTATCTTGTGACGAATCACAATGTCATCACCTAATACACAGTAATTCTCGAAGTTGTATATACCTTCTTGAATTGCCGCATATCGGACTATACAGTGGTGTGTGAAAGCGAGAGACGCCCAAGAACTCAAAGCACCCATTGGTTGCCCTACCGAATACCGATAATAGTTACGTTTAAATAACCACTCAATATCCAGTAGGTTAGACCACTTGTATCCAAGACCTGGTTCTATGATATTAAGAACCTGAGCTTGAACGTCTATGGGTAATATATCAGTTGCGGCGGACAAGTCGTAGCAATAGAACCACTCATGAGTTTCAGTTTTCACCAATTCTCTAAGCGGTTTATGCTGGTCGAACGTGCCATCCTGGGGAATGCGAGATAGAAGATCAAATAATAACTGATGAACCGGCCTAAGGACAACTTGAATAAAGTAGTTGGCCATAGCTACAATTCGAGCCTTACCTGCCTGGTCATACACTACAGAGAGCTTACCAAGTGGTAGTCTAGTCGACCACCCCTTGATCGTTTTAACAACGATGAAAGCAGGAAGTAGTAGTATCATCATTCCTAGAAACCACATTGTGAACAGGACTCCTTTCACTGTGAAAGGGACCATTCTCAGCATATATAGAGCTGAGAGCGGTCTGTCCCAGTAAACCATAACATCAAGTATACTAGATATTGTGGACTTACTAGCCATGGGGGAAGCGGATTCCAGAATTATAAATTTTAGATTCGCTTTTCTAGGTCGGGTATGGATCAATTCCTTAACCGCGCGTCTCAATATTGTAGGATCTAATACTTTCGTAATGCCCTTGAAACCATCGGTGATGGTACCAATATCGATTTTCGGCTTAGTTGGGAAAACCCTATATATTGAAATCGACGTCAAGATTACTCTTAACATCTTATAATCCAAGTCACGTATTAGTTGTCTAAACGCAACAGGAATTATATTTGGTAGGCCCATGGGATCAACCGAAACTAATATACTTCGGCTTTTAAGTTCCGGGTGACCACTAACGAATCGAATCACTAACCTTGACACTTCCTTCATATACAGGAAAGCAAAATTAGGTCCGCTCTTTTTAAGGAGAGTTAGGATTCGTTTTGATAGTAACTTTAAAGGCACCTGCATCTCTTTGTCAATAGCAAAAGCCCAACTGATTAAATCATAAAATCCACGGAATTCCTTTTGGGATATCCAGGCTTTACGATTTAATCTTGATTTCGGACTAATGAATGATAAGGATATTGAATTTATAAAATTCTTTGTCATTTCATTTGAGGAAATCATCACCGATTAAAGTGATGGCACGTATTCTCACATGCGTAGCCAATGACACGTTTTCACGCTTACTGGACGGCCTAAATACTATATATAAAGGCCGAGGACTGTCTAGGGAGTTATTGGCGTGCTCTACCTCATGATATATTTGAACAGGGGAGGTAGTGCTGTCGGTTAATGACCG